GGAAGACCATCTCTTGATGAACCTTTATTCACTGATTTAGAACCAAGATCTGCTGGAACATCTGGTGATGGATATATCTGGAAATATCTTTTTACAATCGATCCAAACAGTATTATCAAGTTTGATTCTACAAGTTTCATACCTTTACCTCAAAACTGGTCTACAAATAATGATGTTGCAGCGGTAAGAAACAATGCTGCAAGTAGTGGACAATTGAAGATCGTAACTATTACAAATCGTGGTGTAGGTTACGGAACTGCTGCAACTTACAATAATGTTCCAATTAAGGGTGACGGTAGTGGTGGTAGATGCTCAGTTACAGTGAACGCTGCTGGTAAAATGGATTCTGTTGAGATAACTAATGGAGGATCTAATTATACGTTTGGAACTGTTGATTTAAACTCTGTAGGTTTGACTAATCCATCAGGATCAACAGACGCTGCGTTTAACGTGATTATTCCACCTCAAAATGGTCATGGTGCTGATATCTATAGAGAGTTAGGTGCAAATCGTGTTTTAATATATTCTCGTTTGGAAAACGATTCATCAAACCCAGATTTCATTGTGGGAAATCAATTCTCTCGTGTTGGTCTATGTCGTGATCCTCTCGCTTTTGGATCTGATAATAAATTAACACTTCAGAAAGCGAGTGCTATCTATGCAATTAAATTGATTGGTGCTGGTTCAACAACCACATCATTCACTGCTGATTCTGAGATTACACAAACCGTTGGTGTTGGATCAACAGCTGTTGGTCGTGTAATCAATTGGGATGCCACAACTGGTGTTTTAAAATATTGGCAAGATCGTAGACTTGCGATATCAACAGATGGTTCAATACCTACATACGGCTATGAATTATTAAGATTTACAGCTGATCCTGGCACTGGCGGTGGTGTTGCGGTATCTGGTGGATCTAACGATCTAAATATAGATACTAATTTTGGTGTAGACTCATCACCAATGATATCTACCTCAATAAATAGTAGGACTTATAATTTAGGAATGAGTTTTGTGAAAGGTGTTGCTAATCCAGAGGTTAAAAAATATAGCGGCGATATCATTTACGTTGATAACAGAGCCGCAGTGACTCGTAGTTCACAACAGAAAGAAGACATCAAGATCGTATTGGAATTTTAAACAATCATGCCACAGGAAACTAATCTTAACGTCAATCCATATTTTGACGATTTTGATAAAAATAAAAATTTTTATAAGGTTCTCTTTAAACCAGGCTCTCCTATTCAGGCAAGAGAATTAACTGGATTGCAATCAATATTGCAAAATCAAATTGAACAGTTCGGAAGTCATTTGTTTAAAGAGGGTGCTAAAGTAATTCCAGGCAATACAACTTTTGATAATAATTATACATGTATTCAGATAGAGAGTAATTTTTTAGGAATTCCAGTATCATCTTATATTGATCAACTTGTTGGTGTTAGAATTACTGGAGCGACCTCAGAAGTAACTGCGACTGTTAGAAAAGTTTTATTAGAAGAAGATTCAATTAGAGATACTTTAACATTATACATTAAATATGAACAATCTGGAGCTGAAGATGGAGTAGATACTTTTCAAGATGGTGAAAGTTTGTTAACTGGAACTAATATTGTTTATGGTGCGTCAGTAATTGCTGCAAATGAACCATTTGCAAATACTTTGGCTGCTGATTCAAATGCTATTGGATCTGCCTTTTCTGTTTCAGAGGGTGTTTATTTTATTAGAGGAACTTTTGCACAGGTTGCCACTGAAACATTATTATTAGATCAATATGGTTCAACTCCATCATATCGTGTTGGATTTAATGTTGAAGAAAATTTTGTCACTGCTGATGAAGATCCTTCTTTAAACGATAATGCATCTGGATTTACAAACTTTGCTGCTCCAGGCGCTGATAGACTTCAGATAAACATTAACTTAGATAAAAAGGATTTAGAAAATTTTAATGATCAAAATTTTATAGAAATTTCTAGAATTGAAGAGGGAGTCATACAAACTTTTGTAAAAGAAACAAATTATAATTTAATTAATGATACTTTAGCGAAAAGGACTTATGATGAATCAGGAAATTATTATATAAATCCTTTTGCTGTTCATGTAAGAGAATCACTTGATGATGGAATTGGTAGTGATGGAATCTTTACCAGAGAGGAAACAACATCAGAGGGAAATACACCATCAAATGATTTATTGACTGTTAAGGTATCGCCAGGAAAAGCATATGTAAAAGGATATGAATTAGAAAGATTAGCTACAACTTTTTTAGACGTTCCTAAACCAAGAACAACTAGAGAAGTTTTAAATGAGGGTGTATCATATTCAACAGGTGATCCCCTTATTGTTAACAATATTTTTGGTTCTCCCAGTTTAGGTATTGGAACAACTGCTACAATTTCCTTAATGAGTAGAAGAAAAGGAGAAAATAGTGGAACTGAAATTGGACTTGCAAGGGTTTACGATTTTCAGTCAGAGTCTGATAAACATGGAGATGCAACAACTCAATATGAGCTTCGTTTATTTGATGTAAAAACTTTTACTAACGTTAAAGTTGGAACAGCACTTACGTCTCTATCAACTGGAGATAGAATACAAGGTAAAAGAAGTGGTGCTGTTGGATATGTGAGAAGTTTATCGGCTACTGGAAGAACAATTAGTATGTCAGATGTGACTGGAAAGTTTATTAGACTTGAAGGTTTTACAATCAATGGAGTTAATGCTCAAAGAATTTTAACTAAAGTTGATACATTTGGGTTTGATGATGTTGCATCTGTGGAAAGTGCAGTTGGAGTTTCTACTTTCTCAGCTGACGTTGTTCTTGATGATGCCACTAAACTTACTTCCATGCTTTCTGGTAATTTTAAGTTAACAAAAACTGGTGCCAATACTGCAACAATTTCAGCAGCTGGAAAAAACTTTGTAGGTATTATAACTTCTGATAATATTGTAAGTTATACTGTGCCTGGGGAGACTGTTCCTACATTTAATAGAATTACAGGAGTAACTGTAGAAGGAGATGAAATTAATCTTCGTTCAATACCAACAGTAACTGGTGTTGCAAATGGTGGAATTGGAACAAATACTTCATTATTTGTTAATGATTTACTACTTCTAAAGCCATCATTTGATATTGGTGAGAATAATTTTTTAACACCAGTATCTAATCCTGATATTGAGAGTATTGATGTAACAAATACAACACTTCAAATTAGAAAACAATATACAGATATTTCAGTTAGTAACGGACAATTTACAACACCTACAGCTGGTAAAGATTTATTTTTCCAACCTTTTGATGAAGAAAGATATTTTCTATCATACGATGATGGATCTATAGAATCATTAACTTCAGATAAACTTATCATATCAGATGATAAAAAAACAGTTACTTTTGTGGGAATAAGCACTACAGTAACCAAAGCAAATCTTTTTGCAACTGTTTTAAAATCAAAAGTAACCACTAAGCAGAAAAAATTAAATGAAGCAAATATTTTAATTATTGATAGATCTAGTTCAACTGCTTCTGGAATTGGAACTAATACTTTAAATGATGGATTGACTCATCATAATGCTTATGGAACTAGAGTTCAAGATGAAAAAATATGTTTAAATGTGCCAGATGCAGTTGAGTTATTAGGAGTTTTTGAATCTAGAGATAACTCAGAACCAGATTTGCCATCAATTACTTTGAGTGGATTTTCTGGGCCAAACTCATCGAATCAGGATTTAATTCTTGGAGAACAACTAACAGGTTTAGACTCCGATGCTATTGTTTCTGTTGCTGAGAGATCGGGAACAACAGCTGTTGGAGTTGTTAACCTAAATGAAGAAGATTTTATAATCGGCGAAACTGTTAGAGGATCAAAGTCTGGTGTAACTGCTACTGTTGCTGCAGTCACAGCTGGTGATCGAGATCTTACTGATTTTTATAGTTTGAATACAGGACAAAAACCAACTTTTTATGATTATTCTTTTATTGAAAGATCTAAAACACTTGATGGAACTCAACGTTTTGAGACCGATAACACTGGCGCTCCAGAAAGGAAATTAAAAATTGTATTTAAAAATTTCTTTGTTGAGAGTTCTGATACTGGAGATTTTTATAGTGCAACAAGTTATCCAGATGAAAGTAAACCTTTAATTACAGTTGATCCAGATTATCAACAACTTTTAACAGATTTAATTGATTTAAGACCTAGAGTTGCACCTTATGATCCATCCTCATCATCAACTTCACCATTTAGTTATGGTTCTAGACAGTTTACAACCACAGGGGATGGGTCTTTAAATCCTTTAGTTTCAGATGAACTATTAATTGTTAACTACAATTATTATCTTGGAAGAATAGATAAACTATTTTTTGATAAAAATGGTGAATTTGTATATCTTCAAGGAGTTCCTTCAGAAGATCCAGAAGAACCATTAGGAATTGGTGATGCAATAGAGGTTGCAAAATTAACTCTTCCACCATATTTACAAGAGGTATCTCAAGTTCAAGTTGAAAGAACCAAACATAAACGTTTTACTATGGCTGACATAGGAAGACTTGAAAAGAGAATTGAAAATGTTGAATATTACACTAGACTCTCTATGCTTGAACTTGAAACAAGCACTTTAGAAGTCACTGATGCAAATGGTTTAAATCGTTTTAAATGTGGATTTTTTGTTGATAACTTCAAAAAACATGAAAATCATCAAATAGGTCATCCCGATTTTAGTGCAAGCACAGATCTTGAAAATGGTTATCTAAGGCCTGGACATTTCACAACATGTATTGATTTAGTGCCTGCTTCTAAACGTATGTTTGGAATAGATGGTAGAGTTAAAACGGTAACAGATTTAAAATATGCAAATGATATTTCTGGAACAAATAATAGACACACTATTGGAGGAGGAATCACTATTGATTATAGTGAGGTTGTAATGGTAAGACAAAGATATGCGTCTCGTATTGAAAATGTAAACCCATTTTTGATCGCATATTATGATGGTGATGTCAAATTATTTCCAGACTCAGATACTTGGGTAAGCACTAAAAAAATAGATGCAAACATAATTCACGATACAGCTGAATATGATTTAGCTCTATTGAAACACGGTATCAATGCAAAAACAGGACTTAGTGAAGTTGAGTGGGGAGCTTGGCAAACCGATTGGGTCGGTAAAAAAGTTAAAGGCACTTACGTTGAAACTATTAAAAAACAAGAACTTGGTAAAGTAAAACCTAAAAATAAAAAATTAAAAGGCGCCAAGATGAAGGTCAAACATGTTGCAAACGGAAGAATGACCAGAAAATTAAATGGTAGGTGGATAGGAAAAGGAAAAGGTGTAATTATTAATGCTGTATTAAAAACAAAACAAAAATATAAAGATATTAAAGTTACAACTAAAAAATCAAGAGAAGGTATTCAATACAAAGTTACTCCAAGAGTTACAAAAGAGGTAATTGGAGAAAAGATTGTAAGTAGTGACAAGGTTCCTTACATGAGGAAAAGACAGATTGAAGTTACTGCAACTGGTCTTAAGCCAAGAACTCGTTTCTATCCATTTTTTGATGGAAGAAGAATGGAGGGTTACTGTTCTCCTAAATTAGTTGAAATTGAAATGCAAGAAGGTGTATTTCAAGTTGGAGAAATTGTTGAAGGTGAAATTGATTTTGGTGACAGAGTTGATTTTGGTGATTTTAA